TTTGTGCATTGATCGTTCAGCTTCATCAGGATGTCGAAAACTTCGTTCAGAAACGGACTGCGACCACCGGCGTTCTTAATCGAAGCGAAGTAGCGATTGATCTCATCGATCTGGAATAGACTGCTTGGATGCTCATGGATCGCAGTAACGAGAGCTGCGCCCGAAGCGGGATTCTCAGCAGCCAAGTAATCCTGCATCGCCGCCACACTAAATATCTCCCGGCAGCATTTCCTAGACCAATCTTTTCCACTTCCTGATTCGGCCAACCCGATCATGTAGATGTTCGTCCTAAGCCCGCTCTTATTTCGGATCTTGCGACCAGTGATTACGCCGATCATCGCCAACGCATTTGCAAGAGCCAGTTCCGGCCTCGGCCTCGGCGCGGTCGATACTGCGTAATCGACGAACAACTTAATTATTCCGGACGATTCAAATAGCATTTTTGGCATTGGAAACGGATCGCAATCGACGGTCTTCGGCTTTGGAGTTTCTGCTGTCCATGCCGCTTTTGGTTCAGCCGGCATGAAATCCGAAAAGTCCTCGACAGCTTTTTGTGCAAAACCCAAATCGAATAATCTAGCCGCCGCCCTCTTGTGATCGCCAGCAAATGCAAGCGACGCAAACGCATGGAAGATATTGATCGAATCGCCGCTTGGAAAATTCGGATCGCTCAACGAGAAGCTAGTAAGTTGGTAATTTCCTTGCTTCGATTTCTTGCCGAGATAACCAGAGCATTGGCTACCTGTCGATTTGTTTGGCCGGTCGAACTCGTAGTATTCGCCAACATTGCGAGTCGCGTAGCCGTTCTTGTGCAGCTCGTTAATCATCGCCAGAAGTCCCAACGGCGATGAATTAAACTCTTGCCCGCTTCGATCGCCAGAGTCGTTAGATACTGCCTTGGCGGTGAATTGCTTATCAGACATTTCAATCAGTCGATCCAATATGATCTTTGGTATCTCAACCAACTCAGCATCTTCGTTTAGCTCATAGATGCCTGGATGTGTGTCGTGTGCCGAGTTTGCCGCTACGACTTGCTTCCCCTTCTTCGATAGGAAGTCGATCGCTGGATGCGTTTTCTTTTGAGTCCTTTTCAGCTCAACGCCAGGCGGTTTTAGGAAATAGTAATGCCGTCCACCGCTTGGCGTTTGGACAATCGCCTTGCAGCAATCATCGAGAGATAGCCCATTCTCAGCATCGAACTTTGCAAGCGACTCTAATCCATTTTCCGCTTCGCTGTGCATGTCAACGTCGATAACCAAATGCACATCATCGAGCGCCCAACCGTACTTGTTGAACTCGTTCCCTTTGTTTAGCTTCTGCTCAACTTCGTCGTATGGTAGGTTGAGGTCAGGCCAACCTTTGATTGGCGGGAACTTCGAGCCAACTGGTATCTGGTGGACTCTAAGCTTATTACGCTTATAGAAGTCGTGGATTTTCATGCCCACGATTCCTTGCGGGTTAAGTTGAAATTGCTAGTCACGCATCTAAGTATCGCTTTGCTCTTATGGAAATCTTGCCAGTCTTTTTTTAGTTTTGGATCGCTTATATTCCAATTCAATCCATCATCGAATACATCGAATGATTCTTCTTTAAAGAATTCCTTTTGTATTCTTTGAAACGGCCAAGGATCATTGTGGTCAACATGGCATTCGTTTTTTTTCATCACATCGCCGGTTGCCTCGCAGATCGCATTATCCAAAAAACAAAAGTAGTTTTCTTTGTACGCAATGACTTGATCTGCAATAGCAATCCTCTTTGCTCTATTAATCCTGTCTGATCGTACCTGCTCTGCTGTTTTTCCAAATTCACCAAAACCGAAAAGGCATTCAGTCCTATCGACTCGGACCGCATAGAATCCCCAGTGCGGTAATCCAATTTCAGGCGGCACGTAACCAACTTTAATAGCTGATAGACCTGGGCCTATGATCCAATTCGATCCAACTAATTGAGTTATCATGTCAGCAATAAAAGCAGCATCGTTGCCACTCAATAAAAAAAACATGTCTGGTCTTGGCTCAATGCCTGTAGTAGCTGTTTGTTTTATTTTTCGGCAGTGGTCTTGAACCGATTTAATCGAAGTAAATCCAATTCCGTTTATTAAGTATTTTGCTGTTTTCAAAATGGCATCTCCTCATCTGCGTAAACATCCTGAACAAACTCAAACTCTTCCGGCATATCAAATAAATCATGCTTGATAATCCGCCACCAGCGTCCTTCACGCCTAGCTGTGATCGACTTAGTTTTCGCCAACGCTCCTTGGTTCGCTAACTCGACCGCTTCCGCTATCGTACTCGGTGCCTGAGTCGTTGATCGCTTCGACCACCACTCGATAGCCTTGTTCCGCGCAAAACCAAAACCATGCTCCAAGCAAACCCACTCAGAAATCATTTCAGTATCAACCAAATTTCCTTCGTCGTCTTCCACCTGGACCGAGTAATCAACTCGGAACGTCGGCGGCGCATCGGGAGCGTTCTTCTTTTCGTGCAGTGCGTAGCGTTCGTGAGTCACTTCAAAATGGATTGGAAAGCTAAGTATCGCAGCATCTGCTGGAGTTTCTTCGTGTGATATCTCTGGCTTCGGGAATTCGAATCCGCAAGTGCAGACCCGCATCGCAGCATGAACTAGCTCTCTGCATCCAGGACATCGTTTTTGCGGAGCCTGTTGCTCGCTGTTCGATTTCGCTCGGACGTTGAAATCGATTGCGTCTATCGGCCCGTGCCTCACTACGTTATTGCCGAAATCAAGAATCAGACAATCATCTTTGGACAAATCGGTACGCAGCCCTCGACCGCATATCTGAGCGAACAGCCCAGGGCTTGCAGTCGCTCGCAAGATTGCAATCAAGTCGATGCACGGCGCATCAAAGCCAGTCGTGAGTACATCGCAGTTCGTCAGCCATCGCAATTGCCGATTTTTGAATCGGTTCAGCAATGACATCCTTTCCATGGGTGTCGTTTCGCCGACTATATTTCCGCACTCTTCGCCCGTGAGCTTCGATATCTCTTGTGCGACGTGCCGACTGTGATCCACGCCAGCACAGAAGATAAGTATGCTATGCCTGCCATAAGATCGATCGACAATCTCTTCGCAGGCCCGCGATATGATATCGTTATCATCGAATAGCCGAACCATTTCATCGGCTTTGAATTCGCCTCCCCTGATCTTCAATTTGCTTGTGTCAGCGTCGCGGATCGATACCGTCGAAGTAACAGGACAGAGAAAGCCATCGTCGATTAGCGGTCTAATGCCAGCCTCGTAGGTCACCCCTTGAAAAAACGATTCCTTCGAACCGTATAATTTGCCCGAGTCCGTTCGGTACGGAGTCGCAGTCAGTCCGACTATCTTGAGGTTCGGATTTAATGCACCGAGAGAGTCTAGGAACTGCCGATACATGCCGTCGCCATCATCAGGTAAGAGATGCACTTCGTCGATTATTACGAGTTGCCTACGGCCCAAGTCCGCAGCCTTCGAGTAAATCGATTGGATACCACCAACGATGATATCTTCGTTGATCTGCTTGCGATTAAGGCCAGCCGAGTACAGCCCAACAGGGACGGAACAAAATCGTTTAATCTTGTCGTGATTCTGCTCGATCAATTCTTTCCTATGTTGCAAAACAACGACTCGACCACCGTATTTTTGAACTGCATCCATAGCCATCGAAGCAATGACCAAGCTCTTGCCAGATCCGGTTGGTAGGACGATTAACGGATTGCCACCGCCAGGCGTTTTTAATTGACGCCAGGCGGCAGCTATCGCTTCGTTTTGGTATCCACGCAATTCCATTGCATCAAGCCCAGGGGTTATCGCCAGCGGCATGCACAATCGGGGACTCCATCGCGGCAGCCGCAGCCGATGGCATTGGTGTAAACTTCGTGACGTTGTTCTGCATCCCGTATTCGCCATTTTCCTTGACGTTCAGCCGGATCAATAATGGGACTCCATGCAGCTCAGTCGAGTCCTTTGGCGTGCCAACGCCGACGGCCCTGCACAGTTCTGACAACTGCCCTTTTGCAATCTTGATCGCCATCTTCTTTTTCTCGTCTGTTTGCGCAAGCCACAGATTGAGATTCGTAAAAATGTGCTGGTTCTGAAATTCACCTCGAATGATTTGAAAGTCCATTTTCAAATAGCTTCCGCTATCGTCCTTCGTTTGCTTTTTTTCGGTTGCAACTAGTACCGCTGGATAGTCACCAGCCGGTAAAGCGTTATTCTCTTTTTGGTTCTCTTTCGCAGTCGAATCGAAACCGTTATCACCAAAACTTGCCATTGTAAAACACCTTTTTTAAGTGAACTGAAACTAGAACGGAGCGACATAATCAACCATCAACATATTTCCAGTAGCATCGCCAATCTTCGAAGATCCATCGATTACTATCGATTCAATGTCGCCTTTTTTGATCGAAGCATAGTGAGCCTTGACGAACGCAAAGTACGCAGGCCACGACAGTGAAATCTCGGAAGGCATACCGCTAACGCGATTCTTCGCGTAAGCGTAAGGAGTCTCGGACGTTCGCACGGTAACCTCTTTGCCGCCCGATGCACGGCCCCGAGTCTTCTTGATTCCGTCCTCGATCTGTGCAACGTAGACCTTGAATTGCGCAAACAAAACTTCGTCGCACCACTCTTGCAAAACCATGCTCGCATGATTCGCCAGGTCAGGTGCGTACTTGTCATAGCCGTCTTGATCCGCAGGTTTAATCTTCTCGATCTTCGCATGCGAAATCAGAATGATCGACATACCACGTTGACGTTGTAGGTTGCCGAGAACGTCAACGATTGCGGCCCATTTAGTAATTGCTCTTGCATTGCCTTTTCCAAATCCGCCACCGACTTCTGCTAGCGATTCCGCACCGCTCTTTTCGCAAAGATCCTTATTGATAGCCTGCTCCAACCAGTCGATCGTATCGACTACGCATGTCTGATATTCATGCGGTTCCTTTAGCAGCCAATGCAAGCAATACATTACCTCGTCTAGTGTTCGAAGTTGTTGCGACTTGTCGCAATCAATGTCGTTGACTCCGTCTTCCAAGTTGACAAAAAAAGGCTTTGGTGCTTGGCTTGCCCACGTGCTTTTGCCGCATCCGTGCACACCGTACAACAGGATTCTGCGTGGCCTCGCTTTAATTCCCCTGACAATATTTATTTGCATATTTCTACCCTCAATGAAACCCAGTCCTGCGCTGCGAAGTCGGTGCCAAGGAATGGCAAGACACGCAGGACTGGGCAATGTAGTTTTGTTTTCCGACTTCGCTTTTCGGTTGACGCAATCTATCGCAGCGATAATGGCGCGTCAAGCATTTACTAAAATGCTGCTTCCTTTTTCTTCATCTACCAACCTTTGCGCCAATGCAAACGTCATCCTTAAATCGTTTTGCAAATACGCCATTGCTTGGTCTCGTGTCTCAGGATTAAAATACAAATCCGAAAACTGCGAGCCGTCTATTCCTTCTGGTTTCTTACCGATTCCACACGCTCTGCAAATAGCATCGAGCGAGCCGCTTGGATTGTGTTTGCCAAATCCCCATAGCTTGCGCAGATCGATGAAAATCGAGTCGAGATACCGACGATTTTCAATCAATGTCTCAGGCGGCTTGAATCCTGAAATTATCGACCTCTGGCAAAGAAAGGGAATGTCAAAGTCATCCGAGTTGAATCCGACCATATCAATTCGACGATTGCGGCACGACTCGTACAGATCCCAAAACTTGCAAATCAAAGTAAGTTCATCTGAGTTCGGGTCGTCGATGCAGTCAGCAAATGTGATACCGTTAATGTCGGTAAAGCCAATCGCCACCACTCGGCCCGTCATCGCAGACAACGCCGCTTTGTTCTTGTGTTGTTGCCAGTAGACAGACTCCGCTGCTACTAAATCGCCTGCATAGTTGCAGACGGATTCCTCGTGCTGAATGCGAGCCTCATCAATCTTTGCATCGATCTTTGTTTGGTCTTTAAGGTTGCCAACCTTGATTGACTTCGCATCAAAAAAACCAGGATGCGGAACCGTAGCCGGATCGAATGGAGGCAAAATTTCTTGCAAACAATTCATCGGTAGCGGTCCTGTTTCAATATCGAACGCTATGTAGCACATGTTATGTTTTCACACTTTCGCTAAACCACAGAAACTAAAAAGTGTGGCACTCTCTCCACCCGTCAAGCCTGCATCTTTTGCTGGTTAGCATCCCGGCTTTCTCGCTAACTTTGGATCAATCCTTACTGCACCATTCATCTTCGAAAACGCGATCCCGATCTCGAATCTCACGATACCTTTCGCTGCAAATTTCAAGAACCTCGATAGACCAAACTCGAGCATCGAGCCGCCGCTCAGACTTGCCCAGCACGTCCTCTATTGCTCTGCTCGACGTAATCTCTTTCGACGTTTCCAGCGCGATTACATTCGATTCAATCAAGCCCGACGGGCTGCACAATCGACGTCGGAAAGTTACTCGGTATCTGCGCATGAGAGCATCCCCTCAACGTTGATCTGTGCCTGCACTTCGCCACGATGCACCGTGATGTTTTTGGAGGCATCGATGCCGATCCTGCATTTGTTGCCAGCGATCTCTAAAATTGTGATCGTTATGTTTCCGTCAATAACGATCGTTTGAGTTTGTTTGCGACTGAGCACTAGCATGTTTTAATTTCCTTTCAAAACAACAAAAAACGTCATCATAAAACTCTGCGATAACATCGGCTAATTGGTCGTTGTTAAGATATTGCTGCCAAGACGACTCGCCTCCGTCAATGTCGTGTGACATCTCAACTAACGCATAGCGTAAGGATTTCTCCCAATTCATGTTTATGTCGAGTGACTCGCGCAGTTCGCCAACTTCAATGTGCGCTAAGGCTGGCTGCAACTCATTAAGCCAGCTCAAACAGGATTCCGCATCACCCTCGTAATCACCTTTACACGACTTGATTTTCATGATTTTACTCGTATGGACTTGGGACCATTCCCCGACATGGGGAGTGCATTAGGGCTTTCGCCCCCCTCTGCTTTGCCGCACTCGGCCTAATCCCACCGAGCCACTTCGTCTTAGTATCGATCGCTAGGATCGGAGCCAGGAATCAATCGGCCATCGAGAGTCGATTCGACTTCCGACTCTACTGCGACTGCCTCGCAGTACGTCTTGCTCGTCCAAATAACCTCGGAGCCGATCGCAATTTGGCAACCAACATACTTCCAGTCAAATTTTTTGATCGTTTCGGCCTGCGTTGCCGGATCGAGCAACCACGCGGCATGCGTGTCTGAAACGTTCTGCCACCAATTTTGGTTTTCTGGACTCCATCGCCAGCCGTCTTTTTTCAAAACTTCTTTGCGGGCTTTTGTGTTGCCGGTGACTCGTACTGTTTTTGACATGATTGTTTCCCGTTTGCGTTGTGCGTCTGACTGATGCAATAACTATACGATATTCCTTGCATCGTGCAAGTGTATTCGCAAAAGAATTCCATAAAAGTTTACTTTCCAGCGTTTTTGCAGGGTTTTCTGCCAGTTTTTTCTTTTGCCGGTCTGCTCGCTGACGCTGGAATCATCCAGACTTTGCGACCCATCGGGTCGTTTTTCGTGCGTGCCCCGGCGATGCGACGATCAGCCAGCCACTGCATGACACGCTGGCGAGAGACACTATTTTTCAAAGCGTACTGCGACGGAGAAAGGTATTGCATGCCGCAAGTGTACTTTTTTATTCTTCCGATGTCAATTTATTTTCCGGCCAAATCGGCTTGCCGAGCTTTGCGTTGACCGCATTATGCAGGTCGATAGCCCATCGCGCAAAGTCGTCGTACCGAGGCGGAGAATGCACGAGGTATTCTGCGAGCCACTTCCGACACCCGCAACTCGCTTGCGGCACTCGCACGAGCCAGCGCGCAAACCACTCCGGCGTCGCGTCTTGTTTTTCATGCAGCTCGGACCACAGGCCATGATACAGAGCAAGAGTCGGATCGAGGTACTTAGGATGCGCAGGCCTCGAACGTGTGTACTCGCTCGATACCGGCCCTACGTTGCCTTTTTCGATTGCGTTTTGATTTGGGCAAACGACTCGCTTCAGCAAGCCGATAAGATACTTTTTGTCTGCTGGTCTCGGATGTGGAATGACGTGCAACGCCAGCGATGCTGTCACGCTATTGATGCGTGTAGACTCGGCTAGGCATACATTGCAAGCACCGTCTGTTGTGCTTGCTGTGGCACCCGCCATCTCCGATGCTTGCAGGCAGGTTGTGCCCTGACGGTACTCGCAGATTATCACGACAGGGTAAACACGCCCGACGCATGAGCTGCGACGGTCAGGGTGTTTCCAGAAGTGGCTGTAACATCGGCAGGCGTGGAATCTAAAAGGCAGTAGCAAAGCACGTTCCCACCCACCTCATAGATAACTGCGTGCCGTGCAACGATCGATCCACCGCTAGCTGTCCAAACTGGATCGGTTTGGATGTCTACTGTAACCGTCGTTGTACCTCCAAGCGTCAATACAATTGATATACCACCATCCGTATAACCGTTTGCATTTGCATGTTCGCTTGTATCTAGTCCAGCCCATGTTGTCGTCCCAGAGCCAGGCTGTGTTCCTGTCGATAAATGTAACGCCATCTTCCACGTATCCGAATTGATGTCAAACGTGCCATCGAGTAGCTTCGTTCTGCCTTCATTCGTAAATGTCCATGCTCCAGCAGCCATGATAATTTCCCTTTAAGTAAGTTATTCAGAAGTAACAGTTGGTTCAAAAGTCGTCAAAAACAACGATCGTCTAATTGGTATTGGTGTGTCCACCGGAACCGTACCGCAGTCGCCAGAAACTAGCGTTTGGGTATCGTAAGTACCTGCCATCGTCGGCGGGTCGTTGCAGATGCAGTCATCGTAAAGCGCATCGGCACAATTGAAAGTTTCCTCAATCCATTCCCATGATGCTTCGATCCAAATCCATGTGCACGGATCGGATGGACATGATACTGTGCCCGTAACCGTCGGTGCAAACGTCGTTATCACTAAATCAATTGTAGTTGGTGTCTCAACAACTGGTGTCAGTATTGTGCTGATAAACGTGCTTAGCGTTAGCGACTCTGTATCCGGTACTACGAGAATTGGAACATAAATCGTTGGCTCGAATGTTGCAAGCGTCAGCGTAGCGGTTGTTGGCGTCTCAACTACCGGTGCCGCTATCGTTGGCTCGAATGTTGCAACCGTCAGCGTAGCCGTGGTCGGTGTCTCAACTACCGGTGTTGCTATCGTTGACTCGAACGTCGCCAGCGTCAGTGCAGCCGTGGTCGGTGTAGCTAGTATTGGCGATCCAGCAGACGGGGCAAACGTCGTCAGCGTCAGCGATGCAGTCGTCGGCGTCTCAACTACCGGTGCCATGATCGTTGGCTCGAACGTTGCCAGCGTGAGTGCAGCCGTCGTCGGTGTCGCTAGTATTGGAGATCCAGCGGTCGGTGCAAACGTCGCCAGCGTCAGCGATGCAGTTGTCGGCGTCGATAGTACAGCAGATCCAGCAGAAGGAGCGAACCTTGAAATGGTTAGCGTAGCCGTCGTCGGCGTTGCTAGTATTGGTGTCACGATCGTTGGTGCAAACGTCGCAAGCGTCAGCGTAGCAGTTGTTGGCGTTAGCGTGCTTGGTGCCGCGATCGTTGGCACCAATGTTGCCAGCGTCAGCGTAGCATTGCTTGGCGTAAAACCTCCAGGCAAATTGGCTGAAGGTGCAAAGGTAGTGAGCGTCAGCGATGCAGTCGCAGGTGTAATCGTCGTCGGTGTTGAAACTGTCGGTGCAAAAAAAGATAGCGTTAGCTCTGCTGGTATCACCGATCCAGGCGGAGTCACAGTTATCGTCCAGCCCGAAAATGTCTGACATACCTCGACTTCGTTGTAGCCACTGCATGTCACCGTGCGAGACTCTGCAATTATGCGATAATGCAATTCGTAATTTATCGGATCGCTAGTCACGACTCCAACGACTAAATCTGGATTGCTATTGCCGACTTGATCGGCTGGCGTTGGGCATTCGTCACATGCGTAGGTTGGAAAGCAATCGAGATAGTCAGCAGTTGCTTTTGGTACCATGTAGTCGCAGTAACCAATAATTCCACCGTAGCCTACATGTGCTGTCGTCCAACTTGCCCACTCGTCGAGAGTCTCGCAATAGTCGTCAGGGTTATTTGGGCTTGCAAATGCGTTGCAGCACATTGTCATGTTTTGCGGAACAGAAATATAAACGAATCCGTCTGGGTAACAATTTGTATTTGGGAAGCCCCAAAAATAATACTTATTCGTGCCGCAAATGTTTGTGAAACCAGCCTCAGACTCGGCAGTAACTATAGTTGCATCGCAAAAATACTGAGTAGGTTCTGCGTCTCCTGTCGGACCGCTTGACCAGCATTGCAAATTTTCGTCGCAAATTATGCACTCGTTGAAAACGCAACCAGCATTTGGAATATCGCCATTGGCAAACGTGTAGTTGGTGGCAACAGATGGCAGGGAGGTTAATACTTTCTCTCGGCAAACATGCGATGCTATGTCGTCATATGAGACAATGTCCGCAGGGTCATAATTGTACAAGTCAAAAGTAGGCGATCCAACGACGGAGTTAGCGGGAACCTCCCAGCAATCAATATCGGTAACGCCCTCGTCAGCAGCATAGGTCGTAGATAGCTCGTTGTAATTTCCGTAAAGATAACGTCCAGAATAATTGATTGTTGATCTAATGATATATTTAGTAACCGCAGCCGCTGGAGCACAGACATAATCCTCAACCTTCAAAATCACTACGCTAATCGTGTCTGCTCGTAACTCAACAAAGAATCGTTGTCCTCCTCTCGACCTCACTGTTTTGGTCAACGTTGCAATTGATACTGGCGTAGCAGGGCAGCAGTCGTAAGTTGGTTGTGTTCCCTCTGGCAAATGATTTGGCTTTGGTGACGAACCAATTGTTGCCGCTTCACCCTCACCATTCTCGCTCCAAAATGATTGCGTGACCGAACCGCAGGTAAACGGGTAGTGGTACGTTTCTGTCTCGCAAATTTCGGTCTTGTCGTAGGTCATCACGTCGCCACCGTCAAGCACGGTAAAACCTTGCGGTGTGTCGTACTCAAAAACGATCATCGCACAGCATTGAGAAATCTTAACCCAGTCGTACAGAACCGACATATTGGCAATCGTTATCGTTGGCAGGTCCGCAATGAGCAGCTCGCACGTTCCGCAACAGCAGTTGCCAATTCCACCCATCAGCAAATCTCCGAAGCAAACCAGCGTCCGTAAGAAGACAACATTAAAATCCTAGTGTCAGCAGGTATCGAAGCTCCAAGTGTTTCGGCCAAATATTCTTTTGCTGTGATCGTGTCCGTCGCATCGTAAGCCAGCACGTTTGCCGGAGCACCAGCAACTAACGCCGCCCCTTGCGTCTTGCCGTACATGCACGAGGTATCGAACATGACTCGCACAATATCGGTTGCAATGTCATCCTCTCCCAGCACTGCGTACAAACTGCCATAGGTTGCCGTGAAAGTTGCGGTAAGCGAGCCGAGTCTGTCGCCTGCGACGTATGCCGTTCCGTTATGCAGGAGTCGATACACTGGCCCGATCTGTGCAGAGCCGTATTCGTTTGTCAGCACCTCACGAGGCCCGTTTATTAGCAGCGGGCATCGCATCAATGTTGCGTCAATCGGTCGCTTAATCGTCACGTAGTTAAACGAGCCAGTGACCTCGACTGTACCGCTAATCTGCATCAGCCCATACGGTGGTACTGTCTGAGCTGAGTCGTTCCGAAAGTAGATAGCGTTGGGAACGGCATTGATGGAATCGGTAGCAATGTCGCTTGGTAGCAATTCCACCTTGCGCGTAGCTGCCCAGACTCGTTTTTTTTGATCGCTTGAGAATTCTGTCCGCCTAGGCATGGACGATACCCGTCGCCTCAATGCTTAGAAGCATTTCGGTTGTAGTTGTCGCGGTACCAAGCCGCGAAACATAGTCGCCAGTCGTCAAATCACCATGAGGCACGATTGATCCAGCCGTCTGGCCGACAAAGTACGTTGTCCCAACAGCCATCGTAGTGCCTACCAATATCACACTGCCAGAGGTTGCAACAAGTCCATAGCCAGCGTCAATGCCGGGAGTCATAGCTAAGCCTGTGAGAGCACCAATCGCCGCTGTGCTATTCGCGTCGCATAGCTTGCGTTTTGCGTCCGCCGAGTCGGTGTACAACGTCTGACCTGCGGATATAGTCGCGCCGAGTAACGCCTGTGCAGATCGCGTCGTCACTGTCGGCCTCACCGCTGTAATTCCAGTTAATGCTGCCATGATTTACAAAAGTCCTAATGCGTTAAATGGAAGTGAGTCGTACTTTTTTATCTCTAGCCAAAATGCGTTATTCGGATTCGTTTCTCGCGTCCCGTTTTCTTTGAGCAGTATAGGTTTCGTGACTGGCTCTTTATTTCCGTCCACCGCTCGAACGATAATGCCACCAGGCGTCAGCCGTTCATAGAATCCTTGATGCCGCATTCTCGAGTACCACGCCTTAGCCGATGTCGTTCTGTACGGATAACGAAACCGAATCGAGGCGTCAACTTGCCAATAGCCTAGCGTGTCCGTGTTTACTTGCCTTGCCCTGAGTTTTGTTATTCTTGCGGTGCCAGCAGGCCAGTTAAAAAACGAGTCAGAGTTCACCGCACGTCGGTACATGGCCTGCGTGTACGTGCTGTAGCTCGCGTAGTTCCGACTGATGTTCATGACTAGATCGGGGATGCCAACTCGAACGCCTTCAATCGGTTCGTAGTTAGCGTTGATAATCGGGTAGCCGTCAAAGTCTTCATCGATTTCCTCTTCCGTTTCGATGTCATCGAAGTCGATAACAGGTGGGGAGTTGAGCGGGCTATCATCTCCGCTAGGCCCGACCTCGCCAACGTACTCGCAATCCACTATCCAAAATATCGGAGAGATTTGCTTTGGCGAAACTGACTTTGCGTAAACAGTATCGACACCAGGAAACGGTTCGCCACGCAATGGCATTCGCACGCCTGTTGTCGGATCGACCGCAGCGTACACGTCTAGTACCGTTGAATCGTAAGAGCAAACGACTTGATACGCTTCTTTGAAGGTCACGTCCATCGTGCGAAAGTTAGCACGAACGACTGCGTTTGATTCGTTGCGTGACCACATTTTTACAACCGAGGTAATGCTCATGATACCTCCTCGTACTCTGGCTCTCGCTTGTTAGCGATTTTTTGCAGGTAGGCAGTCATTGCTTGCATCTGCTGTCGCTGCTCGCTGTTCTGCTGCACTAGCGTTGCTGTGTTGGCTGCTGTGCTAGCTCCAGCATTATCGACCTTGCCGCGACTTAATAGCCGCGACTCTGACGCAACCAAGTTAGTTTCGTCGATCTTTAACTTTTGGTCTTTTTGCTTCATGGCCTCATTGACTGATCGCTCCTTAGCAATCCTCGCTGCATCGCCTTTGCTTAGTCCTTGCTTCTCCAAAGCGAACGCAGCCGCCGCTTCTTTGCCTTGCGTCAGAAGGATTCGTTCTTCTTCGAGCTTTTGCAACTCACTTTCTTTTAGGTCGGCAATGCGTTTTGATTCTGATTCCTTATCGGCAATCGCTTTCTTTTCAATTTCCCGATTCTCAATCAGTAGATTCTTTTCAGAGATCAATGCCGCCGCGATCGCTGTGTCACCGCCAACAGTATCTTGGCTCGCTTGCATTGCGTCCCGTTCTTCGCCCGATAGTTTTAGCAATGCAACTTCATCGCGTAGTTTCGCAACGTATTCACTGGACTTCGCAACCAACGCCGCTTTTTGTTTTACGTCTTCAGCGTTCAAAGCGATCGTTTCTTTTTCTATAAGCAGTTTCCTTACTTCGTCCTGTGCTAATTCACCTATTGCGTTTCTTACCGAAAGTATTCCGGCCTGCTCTTCTTTGCTTGCGCGAAGTAATTCCAATTCGGATCGCAAGCTTGCGACGTAATCATCTGACTTTGTTTGCAATGCGTTCTTTAGTTTAAGTGCCTCGTTTTCTTCATGCCGTGGCCCGAGCATCTTTTCAATCTCGAGACGCTGTGCATTCATCACGTCGAGACGTGCTTGGTCGTCAGCTAGTTTTGTTTTTGCTTGCTCTGCAAATGCTGCACGGTTGCCGGTCTTCATCCAGGCAGCATCCCATTCCTCTACCTCCTTTTTGCCCTTTGAAACTGCTGATTCGACTCCAATCAGTTCCGTTCTGATTGATTTCAATAAATCTCCGTACGCTTGTTTCTTTTGCTCTGGATCGGCGATCAGTTCTACGTCTTCTTTGTTTTCGCTAAATTTCACCGCTTGAATATTAGCGGCCTGGCCAGAAAGCCTTTTAGCTTGCTCATTTGCTTCGGCTAGTTTCTTAGTCCATTTCTCAGTTTGGAAAATAACGTTTCCGAGTGCATTGCCGATACCAAACGCAATGGTACCAACCAACCCAACCAACCCTATTTTGAATGCAACTGCACCTGCCCCGCCAAGTTTTTGCACCTCAGCGAATTGTGCTGTCTTGTCCGCAGCTTCTCCAAGCTGTCCGATGTAGTTTCCGATCTCGGAACCACCTAAAGAAGATGCAATGATCCTTGCAAAGTCGGCTGACTTCTTAGCCTGGCTGCCAGACTCCTTAACCTTTTTTAGACTCGCATCCAATCCGTCAACAGCCTTGGCCGATTGGTTCACAACCGGCGTTGCGAGGTCTTCTGCTTTGATTAGGATCTCTACCGATTCGCTCATTGCATTGATTCTGCTTTGGCTAGTGCTTCCTCGTTACTCAATACCTTTACCGCTTCTAAAAACCAAACCGACTGATCTAGTGTCCCGCCCGCAACTGGCGGTAATCCCTTGCCAAACAGGTCAATTAGTTGGATCGCTGGTACGATCTCTCGACAGTACTTTTGCGGGCATCCGTCAATCTTTACTCGTCCATGATTGCAGTTGTCGCACCCGCGCCCATCGCACGCCTGGCACTCGATTAGCAATGGCGTAGCATCGCTTCCAATATCTTCGCAATGCTTGTCGCTGCAGTGATTGCAAAGCAAGCCCTGCCTAATGCACGCTGCTATCCGGAACTTTTTTTTTCCTCCAAGGTTACGTGTTGGTTGTACGAAACGAGACGCAATAACTCGCGTGCCTCGCTGTACGACAGGACATCCTCCAACGCTTCTTTCGAATACGGTTGGCCCATGTTCTGCCATCCGGTTAGCACCGTCGCCAACGCCTCGACAGCATCGTCGAACAACTGATCGGTAGTTACCTCTTTGTCCTCAGTTAAGCGATCGAGAACGACAGCTATACGCCGCTGCCCTCTCATCGATTGCGACTTAGCGTAAAACGTCGGACGCGACTCGGCAGGCTTGTCCTTGTCGCTCGCGAGAACGATAGGAAACTTCTGGTCTGGTTCTAAAAAGACTGGCATTAGACTGCTGCTGTAAAGGTTATCGTCGCATCAGTATCTACGGACGAAGCGTTTTGATTGCAGGCCCATTCAAGTTCGTCGGTGACGATCTTGTTTCGATTTCCTTCCGCGACCTTGATTAGCTGTGCTTTGGGAGCTGCGATTGTCAGTACTGCTGTTGTCGGACCATCCAGACCCCACGTAAGAGCTGCCTCGGTCATTGCGGTAAACTGCGTCCAACGATCCTGAGTTGCGATCTTTCTCATTTCAGGATTGCCAGTGACCTTGATATGTCGATCGACGATCATTGCTGCCTCGTACCCGTTCGCCGCTGCACACTCCCGCATTACAACCTCGTTACCTGCGTCTAGCGTAATGTTCTCCAAGCAGAGTGCTACGCCGTTCCAAGTCGTCGTAGAGTTGGCGTATCGCAACGGTAGAGCCGTTGGATACGTTGGCACGATGAGAGCAACGTCCGTTGGCGGCACCCAGACGCCGCTGTACTCAAATTCAAAGTATGCCATCTTGCCAGTTGGACAGACGAGTTTGAACGTGCCAGCACAACCGCTGAGCGACTTAAAGGGACCACTGCTCGCACCGTCAGGTCCGAGGTACACGCCAATGGTTAGCGTCTTCACGTTGCTGCCTGGTCCCTCGCTGCGAGGTGTAAATACTTGCCCGCTTTTAACCCAGCCGCAAGCTGGAAAAAACGTGTCGGCCCATGCTGGCTCCGTCGCGGTTCCGTCCCAGCCGCAATCAATCTTGAACGTCGCTTTTCCTTTGTATCCGCCAGGAACCGCTGCGATACCGCCAAACGAGCCTTGGCCTTCGCGTGCTTCGCTCTCGATGTCCATTTCTATTTTAACGTCGTAGGCACAAAACGAAGCGTCAGCCGACGTTAAAGCGATCGCAGTGCCAGATGTGGTTTCAATCTTGGCCGCGAGAACCCGTGTTTTTAATAGTACTGGCATTTGGTTTTTCCTAGAGTGTTGGTTGGTTTCCGCTCAGTCCGCCGGACTGTCGTAAAAGCAAAAATCTAATTCTTCTCTGTATGCGCTTTGGTAACTCTTTTCGAATCAATGCGATTGTTTTTTCATAGACGCCGAGAGCGTCCATAAACTCGCCTGGCCGTGGCCCCATTTGTTCATCGATTGGCAATCGCTTCGATCCTTTGCCGTGTGTACGTCGCTCAAAAACCTTGCCTCCCAGTCTTGCAACAATAAATGCTCTCGGCAAAAACGTTTTTCCCGCCTTGCCTTTTATGTGGCGATTCAACTGAACTGTCACGCCGCCTTTTGCCTTGCGCGGATTAAAGTATCTCAACGAGATACGGTTGCCCTGCTCTAGACTCATTGCTGCGGCGAGGCTGTCTCTTCTTGCTGTCGCAATTACTCGTACTGCTGACTTAATAGCCTTTAACGGCACCTCTCGACCAAGTTCCTTTTTAACTGCTTTAGCGACTTCCAATCGGGCTTTTTTCGCTGTCGAGTTAATGCCTACCGCAATCGCCGTTGGCATGTCTTCAATTATGTATGCAAGCTTTTTTTTGTACGCATCGGATTTACCAGTTACGTTTATCACGACCGCACCTCGTAAGGATCGTTCTCGCTCGTGCGATAGAGCACATTCAATTCGACAGTGACGCCGTTATGATTTGATTCGGAAACTGAAAACTGCTTTATGTTTCCAAAGTCGGCAAGAATCGCGTTGCCCTCCAAGCTATACCACGCACCCGGATCAGTCGCTTCCGTCGTTAGTGCTTTGATTATTTGCGAGCCACGTTCGTTCTGATCTATGTTGTATTCGTCCGCATCAAAATCAGAACTGCGTAGAAAGCAATCGATCTCAAACGTGACATCGTATGCAATCGCTGGCGGATTCCCTGGATAACTTGCCTCTTCGTTCTTGGTTGAGTCGCCTTGCTTCACGATGATTAACTTATCCTCTGGAGCGTATGCCTTACCCGTTCTGTCTGGCCGCGCAACATAGCAAACCGAAAACGAGTAATCGTTTTCCGTTGTAATTTGTTCTAGCCGTCGCACTATTTCCAATGCGATCAACTCAATGATTGATGTTGACATAAGCTACTGAACCAACAATCGAACAAAGCCGTTTACGTCACTGAGTATTCGAACGACAGAACGAACCTCTGGATTACCATCTGATTCAAGCGGGACTCTGATGCGATCCCGTCCTGTATCGATGTCAGTAACTAACATGCCAAGAACAGCATCGTTAGTTACACGCACGATCATTGCTTGAGTCAGCACCTCGCCAATCTCTGCAATGATCGCTAGCGGATCTCGCACAACAGTTGCTTCGATCTCTTTGCCCGAGCCAATGCCGCCAGCAAAGTAAACCACTGTTTCGCCAAACTGCCGCAGGATGTTTGGTACGGAAGTTCGCTTAAAATGTTGTGCGAATCGTGTTGCCATCGATTAAGCAATCTTTAGCAGGTGACCAGCTTGAGCATACAAAACGATCTCGTCCACATCGTGACGCACTCGAACGATGTTGGCTCGAACTGTTTCGTCACGGTAGCTTTCGACCGCTCCGTCGATATTGCTGCCATCAGCCCCCCAATGGAACGATCGACCGATGCAAGGCTCGCGGAAATCGTTGCCGACTGCCACCTTGCAAACCATTGCGTATGTACTCGACCATAGCTGAGCTGGCGTTGCCGTCTGCCCTTCCGCTGCCGAGTTGTAAGAACCACCGGCAACGATGATGTAGTCGAGGTCGAACGCCTGAGCGAGCATGTCGATTGTGACATCGCTTACAAGGTTGCGATTACCGGCACCGCTTGACGCAATCCGATCAATCACTTGTGCAGTGTTACGCAAGTTGCGAAACACCTTGCGATTAATAACCAACGCGTTCGGCCACAAGCCCGAACCGTCATAGACCTTTTGCACCGCTGACTCAACATTGGTCAACGGAACAGCAGACGCGATAGTTGCCCAAGGCGTACCGGATACGTCAGTCGTTAGACTAGCTCCTGTCCATGTAGTGGTGTTGAAAATTGCGTCAGCGACTCGCTTTTCGGCGTTTCGCAAAACAGCGTTGTATGCCCGACGAGTCGAGATAACTTCTGCGTCGAAATACTCCGCGTACATCTTCGCTTCGCGATCGTCGATCGGCTCTTCCGCACCATGCTCTTCGCAAGCATAGGTAGACGTGTCGAACGTGAAATTTCCGCGTGCATAACCGCTGCCGGGAGCACGTTTCGTATCTCGTTGCTGGAGCAACTGAGCTAGCGGGATCTTACCGAATGTTCCCGCTTGGCTTGCAACGTCGACCGTTGGCATAACCTTACGAGCGATGTAACCGGCTTTCTCTGCTTCCAGGTCGAACGCTTCAAAGCTTTCGGCTAGGTCTGGTCGAAGAGTGCTTAAACTCGAACTTGGACTTGGCATTGCATAACTCTTTTCCCCGATGCAATACGATTTTGAAACATATTAAAAAGCCCCCCGGTTTCGATGGCCATCTCCACCGGGAAGCACATCGGGATCAATTACGAAGCCGCTGTATCTCCATGTGCGCCATACAGAACTTCGATGATGTCGTTTTCGGCAGTTGCAGCTTCCAGAGCTGTGCCAACTTGGAAACCAGTTGCTTCGGCAGTGTCTTGGACCTTGCCGCCAGCTTCGGTGTACAGTGTTGCTCCGATTGCCAAAGCTTCCTTTGCAATCATCTTGTGAGTGCCTGACCCGCTGCGTAGCTTCACGGCAATCACGTCGCCTGATACTGCAGCGCGTGTGGCAGTGCCAATTTCCTTGTCGGTCAGTCCGGCAGCAGTGATTGTTCCACCACTACCAAGAACAACACGAGCGTAAATAGGAATGGTTCCAGCAGCAGTGAACGCCTTCGTGTTTGTGTCAACGTATTGACTCATAATTATTTACCTTTCAAAAACTTTGCGTGATGAATGTTCGAAACGACTAACTAGCCGTTTACTTCTGCCAGCATTTGCTCACGCAATCCTGGATTTTCTTTGTTGACAAGCTGAGTTGCCTTTGCCCTTGGCATGCCAGTACTTACCTTGGCTTGAATCAAAGTCGACCAGCTTTGCTTTGCTGACTTACTAGGTTGCGATTTCGCTTGCGCAAGCGGAGCGACTCCCGACTTAGCTTTGGCAATCGGAGGCGAGACAGCGACAGGCTGAATCGGTTCCTCTGCCACTGGAGGTTCCATTGCGTCTGGCATCGCCATCGAAGCAAGTTGTGCTTCGAGTGCCGTAATTCGATCAGCAAGACTTTGATTGTCGATCATTACTTCGGCATAGGCTGCCTCTGCAACTTTCGGCATTGGCATTTCTTGCTCCATGCACTTAACGATGAACTCGGCTTTCGCCTTTGGATAAGCCGCTTTGATTTCTTTAATCGTTGCAGCGACTGTTGCTTGAGATTCTGACATTGGATTTCCTTTTGTCGGTTCTCGGTTATCGCCACTAAGAACGGCACCAAACAGTGCCTGTACAATCCCATGCGGCATCGTCTTAACTTTTGCAAACACCCGGCCCATTACGGGAGTCGGCGTTATTCGATTTACGAAACCATTTGCTAGTGCACTGGTCGCGTCCATAAATGTTTCTGTAGCCAGAATGCCTCGGATCTCGTCCGCACTCTTACCAGTTTTCGCTGAGTAAGCATTGACCATGTTGGTCGTCATGTCGCTTAGCAATAGCGAACGCTTAGCAAAATCAACATCGTCACCCTCAAAACCCATGTAGGGTTTGTGAAGCATTAAATAGCCGTTGGGCGTAATCTCGACGTCATCAAATGCCATTGGAATGAATGACGAAATCGAGAACGCCGACGATGCAATCACGCATCGCTTAGGACCGGCATAAGCTTTGAGTGCGTCGTAGATTGCAAAGCCTTCGATAACAGAACCGCCCTCGCTGTGGATGCAGACCTCGATTGGATCGAGTCCGTTTGGTGGCAGTTGCGATTTAACCCAGGACGAAGAAACTTGACCGTCTTCGCGTCCAACTTCGCCGTCAATTGTGATTCGTTTAAGCATCGATTGGCACCTCCGCTAATGGCTCTTCAATCGGTTCATCGACTTGACCGTCGAGAGCGTCTTTGATGTATGCATCAATCTTTTGCGGCGGGACGTTTAGAGAGTCAAGTTCTAATCGTGCTCTTGTTTCGCTGATCGTTCCAGCAATCATCTCGGCAAGGATGTCATTGATTGCCTTGCGCGCGTTCTTAAAGTCGGATCGCTTAACGCCGAGCATTTCCGCATTAGCTTCCGTTGCCTGCTCCGGTATCGGATTGCCAGCCGCATCAACTGGCAATGCAGCCGTTGGAGCAGGCACGCCGTCCGCTGTGATTGTGCCTGGTTGGATCGGATCAATAATCGACGCAATTTGTTCTGGTGTCATCGTCGGGAACGCTGCGTTGATAACCGCAATGGCTGTTTCTTTAGGCATCGCACCAGTGCCGACTTGCGTTACCACGTCCATCAAGCTTGTCACTTGAGCACCATTTAGCGCCGTTGCCGCTACGTTGATCTGTGACGTTGGATCTGTACCGTCGCCAGCTGCCTGACCTTCCATCATCGCCGGATCCTGCAAGGCCAACGTCTGCCCCGCTGGCATCACCAACGGAATCAAATCTCGCCAGGTTAGCGGAGGACTCAATGGGTTGGCCGCATTAAACTCGGCAGCCGTCTTAGCTGCGTTGTTGATCGCGTAAATGTTGTCGTCGATGATTTCCTCGCTGACCTCTTCCCAATCGCTACCACGTGCACTGTGCAGCCGTCGCGGGCTTGTCAGTGCGTTGCGTAGCTGAGTCGCATCGCCTTCCGCATCGGCAACCGGCTCGATATAGGACCACGTGGGAAGGTTCCAGTTGTGCGAGTAGACTTTAATCTTTGGCTTGTCATTCCAATTGCGCAAATCAAAATCCTCTGCGATCTCACGGGACAACCACCATTCGTAGGCTGGCTTGTGGAGTCTTCGAACTAAGTTGAGTTGATCGGCAACGAAACCCTTGCGAGCTTCGTCTACCGCGCCACGCCAGCCAGAGAAATTTGTTTCGCTGCCGTCCATTAAAACTAGGCAAAGAGGCAAACCGAAGTTGACTCCAAGCACTTGCAGAATCAATTTGACTTGCTGAAAGTATTCGCTGTTCGGCACGTTGGGCGAAAAGCCTTGCAACTCTTCGCCAGGTTGACCCACAATCTCCATGCCAGGACTAACGCCCTCCAGTTGCCGAACGCCCGCCGCTGTCGTCTCTGTTGACGACTGACCGTATCCGCCAGTAGACGGCAGGTTAGGAGCAAGACCCATCTTGCGAAAAATCGCAAAGCACGACACAACTTGCTGCTGGACTAGCTTCGCAAAGTTGATGTCCTCGAGCATGCCAGCGTAAGAAAACACCGGAGCGATTTGAGAAACGCCGCGAGTCTGCAAAACTCGCTTTGGATTGTAGACGTGGAACACTTGCCGCCGGTTGTCGCTGTCGCGCACGTCAATTGGCGTCGAGTCGCCTTTGGTCGCGAACTTGTTCAATTCCTCTTGGACATGATATTGTAATCGCTTGCCGTACCTGTCCGTTGTGACGCCAAGAAACGTATCCGGTACGCTGCCTTTAGTTTGGATTGAATGCGATTCGATAACTTGCAACGGTCCATCCTGCGTGCCTGCAATCACAATGTCGCCATCAATCGATTCGGCCCGAGCTGCGTAGCGTTCCATCTCGGCCCATGTCGATTCGCCCGCAATGTCGCATAGATCGGGGTCGGTGGAATAGGCCATCCAACGATCCCAAAGCTCTGTATCTAGTCCCTTGTCGCCAGTCTTCGGATCGAGCTTGAATCCGCTCTGCACGATGTTATCGACTCGACGATCGGCAAGGATACCAATTACCGCATCGTTGCGGTCCATGTCGCGGGCCTGCTCAACGTCTCGGTAGTATTGCGACTCTAGCCGATAGTGGTAGTCGGCACCTGAACCCTGCGGTGCGACGCCTTTTCGCTTGCGAACGAAGCGGCTCTCCCGACTCATTTCATAGTCTGCTCGAATACCGTCGAACGTACTTTGAAGCGTTTTCTTTTTTGCAGCCATCAGCGAAATCCTTCGCTGACAGACAAGAACTTGACGTTGCTCGATACAGTCTGATTGAGTGCAACGAAGTTGCGAGCACGGTTGAGAAGGTTCTCAATTTGCGTCGTGCTGATTGCCATCGACGAGCCTTGGTCGGATTGGCTCTGTGGCGTCAAAATAAAATAGCGGACCGCAGCAGTAATAAACGCCTGAGCTTTTGAAACCGATGTCGATTGTTCAAAGTCGGCGTTGTCGAGGAGCGTATCGATGACCTCGTCAATGGTTGCTGGCATGCACCAAAGATAAAGTGCAGCCGCTCAGAATGTCAGTTGTTTTAAGCCTGTTCGTATAATCGGTTTTTCCGAATCGTCATGCTGATGGAAAGGCAATTGCATCGTCATTTGGTTTGTTCGGTCACTGTTACTCCAGTGCGGGCGGAAGCGATCCACCTACCCAATTTCTTGCATCGTCATTTGGTTTGTTCGGTTACTGTTACAAGCCGGACGAAAAGAAACCCGAAAACAACAACACCTTGCATCGTCATTTGGTTTGTTCGGTTACTGTTACCAGACATGATCGGCATGATTGCATTGCGGCGTCTGCTCCTTGCATCGTCATTTGGTTTGTTCGGTTACTGTTACTTGGCTATCCTGGAATCATGCCCTGACCAAGAATGGCCTTGCATCGTCATTTGGTTTGTTCGGTTACTGTTACGTTGGCATCGCTGGAACCGCTTTTGGATCACTACTTGCTTGCATCGTCATTTGGTTTGTTCGGTTACTGTTACCAAGTCAGTCGCATGGGATCCGTCCAAAGGTACAATCCTTGCATCGTCATTTGGTTTGTTCGGTTACTGTTACACCGTTGTTCGCAATGCGGACTCGGTTCCATGAAAACCTTGCATCGTCATTTGGTTTGTTCGGTTACTGTTACCCCCGCAGAAACCATCAAGGGAAATCCAGAAACAACACTTGCATCGTCATTTGGTTTGTTCGGTTACTGTTACACCTGCAAGCCGAAGAACGACGCACAGGGACGCAGGCGCTTGCATCGTCATTTGGTTTGTTCGGTTACTGTTACCAAGTCAGTCGCATGGGATCCGTCCAAAGGTACAAAGCTTGCATCGTCATTTGGTTTGTTCGGTTACTGTTACATTCAGCAAGCA